CAAAATTTATATCAGATCGTTCTGGTATGGAATTTCCATATAAAGAAATGGTTAAAGAATGGAATGGGTCACGTGTACATATTTCTGAATTTGAACCAAAGCAACCACAATTAGAACCTAAACCACACACTGCAGATCCACAAGGATTAAAAGACGCAAGACCGGCAAGAACAGAGCCACAAACAGATCCATTATTACCGGCAGATCCTTTTATTATAACATCAGGAAGTTCGACTATTAATGTATATGAACCTTCTCACGGAAGAACTACAGCAGATGTTGTTGTATTTAGAAATGTAGCAGGAAGTCCGGGAGGATTAGCGTATTCAGTGTTTGAAAATTCTTCAGGATTTAGTATAACAGTTACAGGTACAGATAATTATACTTTTAATTTAGGAAGCACACCAACTGTATCAGGAAGATTTGGAGGAATGACGGTAACGGCTGGTCCAGTTACATTAACACCTTAATTATGGCATACACTTTAACAAATTTACAAGATGATATTAGAAACTATACAGAAGTAGATAGTTCTGTATTATCAACAGGCGTTTTAAATACTATAATTAAAAACGCTGAAAATAGAATTTATAGAGATGCAGATTCTGATGATAACAGATTTTATGCTACATCAAACTTAGCGGCTGGAAATCGATACGTAACTATTCCATCTGATTTAAGAATTATAAGATATGTGCAATTAACGGATGCATCTGGTAATCAAGTTTTTTTAGAAAAAAGAGATACTAGTTTCATGGCAGAATATTACAATACACCAGGTACTCAATCAGGTTTTCCAAAATATTATGCGAATTGGGATGCTAATTATTGGTTAGTAGCACCTACTCCAGACACCACTTATGCAATTACACTTGCTTATGTTAAACAACCAACTAGTTTAACTGATTCTTCTGTAAGTGCTAGTGGAACCTATGTATCTAATAAATATCAGGATTTACTTTTATATGGAAGTCTGGTAGAAGCATATGGATACTTGAAAGGTCCCGCAGATATGTTACAATACTATGAAGGATCTTATCAAAGAGCTTTACAATCGTATTCTATCGAACAACAAGGTAGAAGACGCCGAGACGAATGGCAAGATGGTGCCCTTCGTACTCCACTTAAATCTGAATCACCATCAAAATACTAAGGAGATAATAAATGGCAAATATAGTACCTGACTCTTTTAAAACAGACCTACTTGGTGGAGTGTTTGATTTTGATTCTGGTGGATCCAGTTTCAAGTTAGCACTTTATACATCATTGGCTAGTTTTAGTACTGCCACAACTGCTTATACAACTACTAATGAAGTTTCTTCATCAGGTACAAACTATACAGCAGGTGGAAACGCTTTAACTAACAACGGTGTAGCAGTATCAAGTAATGTTGCTTATGTTGATTTTGCAGATTTGACTTTTTCATCTGTAACTCTAACAGCAGTAGGCGCTCTGATTTATAAAGATACTTCTAATGAAGCGGTATTAGTTTTAGATTTCGGCGGATCAAAAACTGCAACGAACGGTGACTTCGTTATTCAGTTTCCAACTGCGGATTCTTCTAATGCAATCATTAGACTTGGCGACGCGTAAAAAATTTTGGAGTAGTAAATGGCTTTGGTAATTAACGATAGAGTTAAAGAAACAAGTACAACTACAGGGACAGGAACGTTTTCACTGGCCGGTGCAGAAACTGGTTTTGAAACTTTTGTATCTGGAGTTGGCGATGGTAATACAACTTACTATGCAATTTCTCATGACGGAACAAACGAATGGGAAGTGGGAGTAGGAACGGTTACTGATGCAGCGACTGATACTTTATCAAGAGACACAATTATCTCTTCATCAAATTCTGATGCAGCAGTAAACTTTACTGCAGGGGGTAAAACTGTGTTCTGTACATTACCTGCTAAGAAAACTATTTCGCCAGTCATGGACGCAACAGGTTTCGTGGTCACTCATGCATCCACTTTGGATCAAGACCAAACTCTAGATTCTGGAGTTTTAGCTGGACCCGTAACCATCACAGGTACACAAACCGTAACAGGAACATTGGTAATATTATAATGAGTCAAGTAGAAGTAGATAAAATAATTCCACAATCAGGCACCACGTTAACTGTTGGTGATTCTGGGGATACGATTACTATACCAAGTGGTGCTACACTAAGTGTTAGTGGTTCACTTGGAACTTTATCTAGCTTAACGGTTAATGGTAACGTCAGCATAGATGGTGGCACAATCAAACTAGATGGTAATTATCCTGTAGGAACAGGTAATGTAGCTTTAGGAGATAGTGCTTTAAATTCTCTAACAACAGGAATTTCAAATACATCTTTAGGGTCTCAATCATTACAAACAAACACTACAGGTAATAATAACACAGCTGTAGGTTTTCAATCAGATTATTTAGGAGCTACAGGTTCAGAAAATACTTCTCTTGGTTCATGTGCATTTAGAACTGGTTCTGGAAATAATAATACTGGATTAGGTTTTAGAGCATTATATTCTAACACAGGAGATAATAATACAGCAGTAGGTTCTTGTTCTCAAATTTTAAATACAGGTACACAAAATAATTCATTAGGTTGGAAATCTTTAAGTTGTAATACTACAGGAGATAATAATGTTGGATTAGGAAGTTTTAGTTTATTTTCTAACACCACAGCTGACGACAACACAGCAGTAGGTTATTACTCTTTATATGCTAATACGACAGGTCAATTTAACACAGCAGTTGGTAAGTTTTCAATGTGTTCAAATACTACAGCAGATAATAATACAGCTTTAGGTAATGCTTCTTTAAAGTCTAACACTACAGGAACAGCAAACACAGGATTAGGAAGAAGTGCTTTATCAGCTAACACCACAGCGTCAAACAACACAGCAGTAGGTTATTTGTCACTTTGTTCTAATACGACAGGTACAAATCTTACTGCTATGGGTACTTGTGCTTTAAGATATAATACAGGAAATGACAACACAGCAATTGGTGCTTATGCTTCATATGAAAATACAACTGGAATATGTAATGTTTCTTTAGGAAGGTCAGCACTTCAACAAACTACAACAGGTTCATGTAACATAGCAATTGGTTCAAGAGCATTAAATAACAACACAACAGCTTCCAACAACACAGCAGTAGGTTATCTATCACTTTGTGCTAATACGACAGGAACTGAAAACGTAGCAGTGGGTACTAATTCTTTATGTTCTAATACTACATCACAAAGAAATGTTGCAGTAGGTTATAATGCTTTAAGAGATAATACAACAGGTGAAAGAGGAACAGCAGTTGGTTGGTGTGCTTTAGCTAGTAATACAGATGCAAGACAAAATATAGGTGTTGGCTTTGTATCTTTAGGTGCTAATACAACAGGAGAGTTTAATACATCAGTAGGTTCTGCATCTTTATCAAACAACACTACAGCAGATTACAATGTAGGAGTTGGTTATCAATCTTTAAATTCTAATACTACAGGTGCTTTAAATACTGCAATTGGTAGTAATGCTTTATCTCTTAACACAACAGCTTCTAATAACACTGCAGTTGGTAACGATAGTTTAAAGGCTAATACGACAGGTAATGAAAATGTTGCATTAGGTGGTTCTGCACTTTTAGCTAACACCACCGCATCCAACAACACCGCAGTAGGTTTTAGATCTTTATGTGCTAATACGACAGGTGCGAACAATCTAGCAGTTGGTAGAAATGCTTTATGTTCAAATACCACAGCATCAGAAAACGTAGCTGTTGGTTTTAAATCTCTTTTTGCTAATACGACAGGTACAGCTAATACTGCATTAGGTGTAGAAGCTCTACAAGCAAACACAACAGCAAACAGTAATACAGCAGTTGGACTTAAACCACTTTACGCTAATACAACAGGTGCTTCTAATACAGCTATTGGACAACAGGCTTCATTTTCTAACACCACAGGTGTGGATAATACATCAGTAGGTTTACAAGCTGGTTGCACTACAACTACAGGAAGTTGTAACACTTTTTTAGGTAAAGGTGTTATAGGGTCAGGTGCTACTATAAGTAATCAAATTGTCATTGGTCATAATTTAACAAGTCAAGGTGCTGGATATGTTACAATAGGAAGAAATTTAGGTAGTGATTATATTTACAATCAATGGACAGTAAATGCGTCATGGACAAAAGCATCAGACCAAAGAATTAAAAAAGATATTGAAACAGATACTCTTGGTTTAGATTTTATAAATAATTTAAGAACAGTTCATTATAGAAAAAAATCTGGAAGTGAATTAGACCCATCTTTTAAAGGTTATGATAAAAATGATACTAAACAAAGACCAATAGAACATGGATTTATTGCACAAGAAGTTAAACAAGCATTAGATGATGCTGGAGTTGATGCAAGTAAATATGGTGTATGGCATGAAGGAAGTGATGGCATTCAGGCGATTTCAAGAGAAATGTTTATTATGCCATTAGTCAATGCAATAAAAGAATTAAATGATAAAGTAAAAGAATTGGAGGCTAAATTAAATGGCTAGTATTATTAAAGTAGACAACATTCAAGACCAATCTGGTAATAACATCATCAGCGAATCTGGTGGCACGATTACTATTGGTACTGCAGGCAATACAGTTTCTTTTGCATCGAATCTAAGTTTCAGTTCTTTAACGATTGCAGGAAACTTGTCGGTTGATTCAGGTACAATCAAACTAGATGGTAATTATCCAGTAGGTACAAGAAACGTAGCGTTAGGTAATACTGCTTTAGATAGTTTAACAAGTGGTGTTGATAATACAGCTATTGGAGCTAACGTATTAACTGCAAATACAGAGGGTAATAGTAATACTGGTGTTGGTTCAAATTCTTTATTAGTAAATACAACAGGTCTTAGCAATACATCTATTGGATTAAATTCACTTTTTTCTAATACTACAGGAAATGAGAATACAGCAGTAGGTTCACAAGCATTACAAAATAATATTAGTAGTTCTTACAACACAGCAGTTGGTAGAAGTGCATTATGTTCAAACACAACAGCCTCAAACAACACAGCAGTAGGTTATCAATCACTATTAGCTAATACGACAGGTATAGCTAACGTAGCAGTGGGAACATTAGCTTTAGATGCTAATACCACTGGTAATTATAGTACTGCCGTTGGTTATCAAGCATTAACAAGTAATACAACTGCTTCTAATGTAGCTGTAGGTTATGCTTCTTTATACAGTAATACAACAGGAAGTTCCAACACAGCTATTGGTAGAGAGTCATTATGTTCTAATGTAACAGGAAATTTTAACACTGCTTTTGGTTCAAATTCTTTAAAAAGTAACACAGCTTCAAACAACACAGCAGTAGGTTATAGGTCACTTTGTACTAATACGACAGGTACTAACAATACAGCATTAGGTAATGATACGTTAATAACTAATACGACAGGAAACTCTAATACTGGTATTGGTAGATTTAGTTTATATTATAACACAACAGGTTCTAATAACACAGCATTAGGACAAGATACTTTACTTTTTAATACGACAGGTAATAATAACGTAGCCATTGGTTATGATACTTTAGATGCTAATACGACAGGTTCAGAAAATACAGCTATAGGTTTTAATTCACTTACTCTTAATACGACTGGCGTTCATAATACGGTATTAGGATCTAATGCTGGTTCAACAGTAACCACAGGTTCAAATCTAACTCTATTAGGTTTTAACGCAGAACCTTCATCTGCAACAGCTACCAATGAAGTTACTTTAGGCGATACAAACGTAACCATTGTAAGAAATCAAGGAAGTATATTATTTCCACAATCAG